CATTACACAAAGCACGCCCACAAGCACCAAACATCGCCTGCGAGCTATCCGCCTCAGCGGCTCGCCAGCGAGTTGTGATGCTAGCGCACCTGTCAAGTTACTCGTGATTTGTGGATAACTCACGCGGGTTTGGCGTGTCGTCCACAGGTTTTTTACTACCTGTGCATAACTCATTGGTGGCCCCAGCCCGTACCTTTAAAGCTAATACCTGGCGCGTGATACACCTGGCGCATATGAGTACCGCAGCAAATAGGCGCACTATTAGAGGTTATTGGTTGCTCTAACTCATAACGTATATTGCAGCTGATGCACTCATACTCATACGTTGGCATCTAGCTCTACAATCAAACAAACGCTCATACAGCCGCACACAGTGCATTGTAAGGTTTTAACGTTAGGTGGCAGGTTATCGCTAACTATGCGCTCAATTTGATCAGTTATCTTTTTACAGCGCCGACACTCAAACCGTATTATATCCATAGACACGATCTCCAATCAGGGCCAGGTGGTGCATTGGGTTGAGGTCAGCTCGCGGTACTAAGTAACTATCACCACGTATTAGCTCTGATCTATACTTTTCATCTTTAGCTTGTTTTACCTCAAACCAACCCATTACAACATAAACGGGCATACGCCCAATAACTAATATAGCTATGTCACCGTCTCGGTCTATGCTGCCTATGATGAGGTTGCCGTTGCGTTTGTAGGTGTGCTTGACCTCTACGTTATCTGCTATGTCAGCCTTATCCTTGTACGTGCCGTTTTGTGGCTCATAGTCCGTTATGCCTAAATACTCAGCTGCAGCTGTTTCAGCTCCAACGGCATCTATTTGCTTTGTAGCAAACTCAGCAAAGGTACCGCCGTGCCTTTCTTGATCATAATTCTTTTTAGCTGTTACGCCGTCAAACTGTGGCTTGTACAGCTTTGCCCTCGCTATGCCTGTGTCTATAGCTGTATTAGCTTGTACAACGTCTAACACGACTTTGAACATTATCGGCACTCTTTACAAAACCATATTAAGTTTTCTTTGCTATGGCTCTTTTGATAGCCAAAAGGATCAAGCTGGCTAATCTTGCTGCACCTGTCGCAGGTCTCTACCTTGTACTCAGCTATGACCTCACCGTTTTTTAGGAGCTTGCCTGTCATAGCTTGTACGTTAATGATCTCTGAGTAATCGCTCATAATTGAGGTTTCCAATCGCCCTGGCTTGTAAATACGTACCAAAGCGGCTCACATTGGCTGGCTTTGCTTTTTTCTACACAGCTGTAATTGGCCCAGGCTTTACCTGTCTTGGCACTTATGCCCTCACGCCATACGCGGGCGCCGTGTCGGCACTCAGGCTTAGGGTCTAGCACGGTGGCATTTAGCTCGTTAGCTACGTTTTGTATTGTCGCAGCTATGGCATTAGTGGCCCAAAGATCATCAGTTATAGGCGCTACAGCTTTAGCACTTAATGCCTCTACCTTTTCCATATCCTCTTTTGTGCTGCGTGCAATACCGCCAGGTGTTAACAAGCCCAAAACGCGGCCATACGCTGAGGTCACACAGTTTTCTACCCAAAAGTGCAGGTTTACGCCTCGGTCTGATCTAACCTCTAGCGCATAGTCTACAGCGCTAGGCTTTTCGTCATCATAATTACGGTAGGCCTCAGCTCGTACCAATATATAACCTTTTGTTATGTCTATGTCCTCAATATATGCAACCAAGCGCATTGTTGGAAACTCTGAGCGAGCGCGAATAATCCTGGCGTTTACGTCCTCGTAGCCCTCTAGAAAATTACTCATTTAATTAGCTCAGCATCGCGTAGCGCCTTAGCAATATTGCGCCCTCTTACAAAGCCCTCACCGTGGCCGTGTTTAAACCCAATTGAATAACCAATAACCATAAACATAAAGCCCATACCGCAGGCCCCTAAACCAATTAAAATATCTAAACTGTTCATATATCTGCCCTTTGTTAAGGCCGATCAAGCTACTAACCGAGTAGCCCTCTCAGCGTGTAACAAAAGTATGGGGCTAAGCACCGACAAAAGGCAACACGACACGCCTAACGGGCTAATCTATCCTCTAATAACATCTCGTAAATCTTGTCAACGCGTGCCTCTATGCGGTCAACGCGCCCCCTTAGGTTGTGCCCGCCGTTACCGTCAGGCCTTAGCTCTGATAGGTAATACTTTACAAGGTGGCGTATAAGCCCAGCCGTTAACCCCAAAATAGTACAACTGCCTAAAGCTATACCAATTAACAGCTGGGCCTGTTCCATTACTTAGCGCCTACGCCTAATTGTTTTTCGGACGGCTGTAAAGCTTTTAATAGCGGGCCAATTAGGCCTGCAATAAAGGCATTAGCCAACACCTTAGGATCAGTAATACCCGACATATACAAAGCTGCCACGCTAGCCAAAGCGGCACGCGCGTAAGACTTTGCAGCTGCAATTACTTGCTCTTTCATTGTCTTGCTCCTTTAATGCCCCTTAGTTAATCTGTTTTAATACAAACACCGTATTAGTGCTTGAAGCTACAATCCCGTAAAGGCCCTCATTATCGCCTACGGGTAATTCCATTTTATCGCCCGTATCTAGTTTGTAACCGTTTGCCGTGGTCACGTTGCTAGCGCCAATATATAGGGCACCGCCTGAGTTATGTATCCAAACTGTTTGATCAAAACCTGTTGCAGCTACCAATAACGTAGCTGTTGTTCCTACTGTGACCTGTGAGCTTGTTGGCATTTTATAAACCTAACTTTTTAATTAATGCTGTTACTTTGTCAGCCGATAAACTTACCTCAAAGTGCATTTCATCAGCCCTAGTTTTGTAATCGCCACCCCAGGTTAAACCATATTTTTTTGCCAGGGCGCGGATCATAGGTACTTTGCCAGCCTCAAACGTGCCTACTTTGCCCAAAGCGTGCTGAGTGGCGTTTAGGTCTATAGCTGTACCTGAGCTGTGGTTGCTTAGCTTGTCCGTTGTACCGCGCACCATACGGAAACAGTAGCCCCAATCATCAAGGCCGCCTGTGTCTATTGGCTCAATAAGTGTATGAAACTCAGCTGCAAAACCAACAAGCAGGGGTGCAACCTTTTCTGCGCAGCGCAGCTTAATTGTTGTGCCAGGTACAGGATAAGACTTTATGCCTATTGCTGCCTGATCTTTTGAAGCTGGCCAACCGTTGTAACTACTCAGCATTTGCTACATCTTTTGTAATATCAAAAAAAGGTACCTGCTCATTTTGCGAGACAAAAACATCATTTGTTAAATCGTACGTATCACCAATACCTGCAAACTTGCCTCTAATTTTACTATTATATGAGGTGCGTTTACATACTTGTTTTCTAAAATTGCCATACCAAGTTTCAGGATCTAAACCCTCAATTTTTTCTGTTTCATCTATACCAAAAATGACCTCAGTAACAATATTTTTATCATTTAAAAATGCGTAATATGCCATTATGACCAGCTCACGTTTCCAGTACCAGCTGTAATTGTTGCAATTGTGTCTGCACCACTTGTTGTTGTTGATCCTGTTAACCCAGCACCGATAGATATTGTGCCCGCACTTGTTGCGTATCTTAAAATTACAATACCTGAGCCGCCGTTACCGCCTAAGCCGTAAACAGTAGGGCCGTCTTGGTAACCACCTGATCCACCACCGCCGCCGCGATTTGCTGTGCCGTCCGTTCCGTTGCTGCCTGTGTCATTTCCACCATTGCCGCCGCCGCCCAAACCGCCTGATGAGCCAGTTGTTACTGTTGATCTGCTGTCAGGCCCACAGCCGCCGCCGCCGCCGTAATAAGTGTTTGATCCACTTATATTAGTTTCAACGCCATTACCGCCTGCTCCTGGGCCAGCTGATGATCCGCTACCTTGATAATCCTGACCCACTTGTCCAGCGCCGCCGCCACCACCTGCTGCGTATGGCGTGGTCGCACCTTGTCCAGCGCCGCCATTAAATCCTTGATTAGCTGTGCCTGTTCCAAAACTTCCAAAAACAGAACCGCCACCACCTGCTCCACCATTAGCGGCTGTATAGCCGTTAGTTGTGGCCCTACCGCCACCAGTACTTGTTATTGTTGAAAACACAGAATTAGAACCAGGGTTGTTTTGTCCACCGTAAGAAGCTGATCCTGAACCACCTGCTCCAATAGTTACGGTGTAATTGGTGCCTTTTGCGATTGTTAATGGGCTTTCTAGACTACCACCGCCGCCAGTTGCGCCAACCGTGCAACGAACACCACCAGCACCCGCGCCGCCGCCTAGTGCAGCGCCGCCACCACCACCGCCTGCAACAACAAGGTATTTTACGCTAAAACCTCTAGGCGTGCCACTACTAGCCAAAACTCCTAAAATGGGCATTAGCTGATATCGCCAATAATTGTAAAAATATTAGATCCTGTACAAATAATAGTTGCAGCTGAGTAACGCGCCCTAAGGGTTGGTGCTGATGCTGTTGCACCTGTTGAGGTAATAGTTACGCCAGCGCCCTGTGCAAAAGAGGTTAAGCCTACACCTATGCTCTGCACGTTAATCTGTTGCCCCGCACTAAATACGCTAGGGGGTACCGTTACAGTTACAGCTGATGCGTTTGAGGTCGTCACTAATTTGTTAAGATCAGTAGATACAAGAGTATAAGTTGTACCTGTTTGAGCATTAAAGTTAAGAAGTAGAGATAGATCAACCGCACCGCTAGCTGCGCCGCCTGTCAGCCCTGAGGTGACAGCTGTATTTACCGCTGTAATGTCACCAACAGGTGCTCCAACCCAAGCGCTGCCGTCATAATACTCAGTAGCGTTTGTGTCTTTTAAATACGAATACTGGCCCTCTTGTGGTGAGGTAACAGCGGCAGATCGTGCGGCGGATGATGCAAACACCAACACGCCTTGCATAAGGTAGCCGTTAGTATCAGCTGCCGTTAGTACCTCGCCAGTTGTAAAGGTTTTAAAACCTAATCCAGCTGCCATAATTTTGCTCCTTAATAGGCCAATACGCCGCTGTCAAGCAAGCCGTATAGGTTTGAGTCTAATATAAAGCCGTCAATAATTGGCTCTAAAGTGGTGAGTGTTGTTTTCCAGCTATTAGGCGTAATGCTTTGAGCTACGCCAAACACCTGCAAAGTTTTAGTTAGGGTTGATCCGCCAGGCTGATTAGTTGTAATGGTTACTGGGTCAAAGTAATCGAGGCCTAAAGCTGCAACCGTGCCAGCTGTGTAATTGTCTGTGTATAAATCTAATTTGATAGCATCACAGCGTATAGAGGTCTCAGCCCTAGAGGCCACGTAAGCACGGGCATAGTCCAGGGCTACGGCATCAGTTTGCATTAGTAGGTTTTGTTGGTTGTAGCTGTGAATAAAGTACTTATCTATGCTGGCCTGATTTATAGCTGTTTGAGCCGTGCCACCTGTACGGGTAATAGAGGCTGAGTTATATACCAAAGTGTCATCAAGGCGCCAAACGGCATCGTAATAACCAATACCTGTGCCATTGTCGTTAAACACAACAGGGGTTTTACCCGTGCTTCCAGCTGTAACGGCCCTATCCTGAAACACAAACGATCCAGCCGCATCCACGTATAGGGCGCCATACTCGCTTGTCTCTACTGTCTGCATAGCTGCAAGGCTTGTACGAGCTGTGCCAGGATCAGCCTGCATTGTGGTTAACCCTGCATCAACATCGCGCATTGTGGCAGGCCAGCTAATAGCATCCAATAGGTTATTTATTCTTGCACCGCTTAACTGGCCCGCTGAGGTACCAGCTACCGTGCTAATTTGAGCGTTTTGTGCAAGCCTAAAGGCATCCACAGCTGTAATGGTTGTATATACAACATCGTTAGCGTTTTTAGGCGTAGTGGTTGTATAGGTTGTAATAAAGCCTGCAAAGATTGGGTAGGTAGTAGCGCCGTAGGTGGCCGTAATCTGCACCTTACGCATAGGCGTTAACAGGTTGTAATACGGTGAGCTAGGGTTTTGCGGGTTAAAGTCTCCGTTTTGGTCAACAATACGCATAGTAAGCGTACCTGTTTGGAATTGGTCAGCCTGTGGGTTGCGTCCACGCATAGTTTGTATGCTGTCCACAACGTCAGAAACATCCACAATTACCGAGGCGCTATCGGCCAAAATATTGGTGCCTAATATGCCGCTGTCCAAGATCATAGCCTGAGCAAAACTAGGCCCAGTACTAAAGTTAATAACGGCGTTAATTACAGGTATTGTCATTAGGCAATTGCTCCAGCAAAAGTAAGATTATTGCCAAACCTGTTGTTTTGTTGCACGGCATTTTGCACAACCTCAATAAGTCCACTTGTCCTATCTATGACCTCTACGGTTACTTTGCTAGCTGACTCAGCGGTTCTAAAGGATTGCAGCGCCCCGCTTGTGTCTTTGGTTAAACCTAATTTAGCCATAAACGTTTGCAGCGAAGCTTCATCAGCTGTATTTTGTAAATCTAATAAATCAGCAAAAGCATTAGCGCGCTCAGTTGCTGCATCGGCATATTCTAAAAGGGCATCAGTTGAGGCAGCTAGGGCATCTTTCATAGCCACGGGTGCCACGTAATCGCCTACAGGGATACCTGTACCTAGTGAACCGCTTGTAGGTGCTTTGCTAAGTGATTGGGCCGCCGACAAACCGAGCAACCTAAGCATCTCCTCTATTTTCTTTAACGCCATATTAAGGTTGTTTTGGTCAATAAGCTCTTTAGGTTTAAAGGCATCAAGAATATTTTTTATATCAGTTAATTTTAGGCTTTGGTTTTGTAGCGTGCCTAAAATCTGCAAATCTTTGTTCAATTTTTCGGCTAACCGTGTTGCCGCAGCTACATCCTTATTGGCTATTGCATCCTCTAGCGCCAACATGTCTTGCTTAATTGTCAGGCGTACAAGGTCATTTGCTAGCTGCAAACGTTGCTGATCGCTGGCCGATACACCTAGCTTGTTAATCTCATCTTGTTTAGCCAGCAAGGCAGCTTGTATTTGAATAGCATCAAGGTTAAATACGTCCTGGCCTTTACCTAAAGCCAGGGCAGCCTTATCAAGGGCCGCCTGCTCTTTCTTTGCCTTAGCTGTCGCAGCTGCGCTTTTAGCCTGGGCGTTAGCCAATTTAGCAAGCTCTTTATTACGCTTAATCGCATCT